GTACTAGTGTTTTATTATTTCCTTTTGCATCTGATCTATAGGTCTCTCTTTGTATCGATCCATCAGCAAGAGTTGTTACGTCTGTGACATAATAACTCTTCTTTCTGTTTCTTACACTTGTTCCTGTCGTGACAACACTTACTTTTGATGTTGCTGATGCCATTAGATAAAATGGTTTTTATTTATTTAGCAAGAATTTTGCAAAAGGTAGACTACGGACGGACTTTATCTCCATAGTAGAGATCTGGTGAAAGGAGTTTGCACCGACCTCACCCCATCCATAGTTTCTATAATCACCCCAGTGATAATTGATACCCCTAAATCCCCAAGAGAAGAGTTCGGTAACTGCTACCAGAGGATATTGATCGTATTGTATGTCAGGTGTTGTAGGGCTATAGACAAATGTATAGTATCCACCAACTTCAGGAACTAATACTTCTTCAAAGGTATCTCTGATCAAGTCCATTATTTCATCGGGAGTTTCATTCCCAACTAACATATCTTTGATCTCGAATCCCCTATCCATTACTTGATACCTAGTTCGTCTTCTGTTATAATTTTAAATTCAATTCGTCTATCATCACAAAACTCTTTTGCAGCCTTCCACTTTGCTTGGTTCTTTGCATACTCAGTCGCCTCATAGATGTATGACTTTGTTTGTCTCTTTGGCGTTTTTGGTGGACGGGTTTGCTTCTTTGGTTTGACTTCAATCACATAAGTTTTAATTCTTCCAGTGTTCTCTTTCAACTTGATGATGAAGTCTGGAAAATACTTATGAATTCTATTGTCTAGTGGAGACACGTATGGAATTGAAAATTCTTCACTGCCCCATTGAAGAACATTTTCATTCAGGTCACACCACCTACAGAACTTGCGCTCCCAACTACTACGACATATAATATTGTTTGGGTTACCTTTGTATTTCTTTGGGAAGGATGGATAGTATCTACTTTTATAAGTTTCTCCCATTATCTCTACTACATAATATATAAGGTAAATCTATTTATAGATGGCATCTACAAGACCAAGACCAAAAAGTTTAAATCAGATAAAATCAAACTTGATGAAGCCTGCGACGACCTCGCACTTTGATGTCTTTATCGTGGAACCATCTGGCGCTAGTGATTACTCTTGGAGTCAGATGAAGAGTGACAATGGTATTGATGGGTTCAGTCAAGAACTTCTTCACCTCTCTTGCTCTGAGGCATCCCTTCCTGGTTCTAGTTTTCTTACACACGAAATCACTAATGATTTTGTTGGCGTCACAGAGAAGCACGCATATAGAAGAGGATTTGATGGGACGATTGACCTGACATTTTACGTTATGACATCTCCTAGCAATGTTAGTGCTGCTCAGGCTGTCCCTAATAGGTATCTGCCTATTAGATTTTTTGAGGCATGGATGAAATATATTGCTGGAGAAAAGAAAGATGAAGTTGAGAAAGAAACATATGCCTATAGGATGAGATATCCTAAGGAATACTATGGAGGACTTTCTGTGATAAAATATGAAAGAGACTATGATACGTTCCTTTCATACAAGTTTAAACAAGTCTTTCCGACTGCAATATCTTCAATACCTGTATCATATGACAGGTCTGATTTGCTGAAGTGTACTGTAACTCTTTCATATACCAGATACTTTATTACTGATGTTGCTGGTTCTGGACCAAGAGATGAAAGAAGAGATCCAAGACCTGAGTTTAGATCTCAAATAAATGATGCATTCAACCAACCTTTATCACCTCAGGAACAAGCCTTACAGAACGCCGCATTCTCACAAGAATTTGATTTTGATGTTAATGTTCCTCCTCTTGGGACTTTAGACACTGATTTCTTTAGCGGACCACCAGTTACCATCTAAATAATCACACTGAAATAATTTTATAGGATATTATGCCTTTACCAAAGATTTCTACACCAACTTATGAGTTGACTTTGCCTTCTACAGGAAAACAAATCCAATATAGACCTTTCCTTGTAAAAGAAGAAAAGGTTCTTGTTATTGCACTGGAGAGTGAAGATACCAAACAGATTACAACTGCGATCAAAAATGTTATTAAGAGTTGTATTCAGACCAGAGGTGTAAAGGTAGAATCACTTCCAACATTTGATATTGAATACCTCTTTCTCAACATCCGTGGCAAGTCCGTGGGTGAAGTTGTTGAAGTGAATCTAGTTTGTCCTGATGATAATGAGACAACTGTAAAAGCAGAAATCAATCTTGATGATATTCAAGTTGAGAAGACTGAAGGGCATACCAATAAGATCAAGATTGATAATGAGATTATGATGGAGATGAAGTATCCATCTCTTGATGAGTTTATCAAAAACAACTTTGATATGTCTGGTGGTAGTGATATGGATCAATCATTTGAATTGATTGCATCTTGTATTGATAAGATCTATACAGCAGATGAAGTTTGGACTGCTGCTGATTGTACCAAGAAAGAGATTCGTGATTTCTTAGAGCAAATGAATTCATCTCAGTTCAAAGAGATTGAGAACTTCTACACTACAATGCCTAAGTTATCACACACATTGGAAATCACCAATCCAAAGACTAAGGTTACGAGTGAAGTTGTACTTGAGGGATTGGCAAGTTTTTTCGGTTAGGCCTGGTCCATATGGACCTTGGTGCCTACTTTAAGTTAAACTTCGCCTTGATGCAGTACCATAAATACTCATTAACAGAGATTGAAAATATGATACCATGGGAACGTGACATCTATGTTGCGTTATTGCAGCAGCATCTTGAAGAAGAAAAATTAAAGAATCAGCAAGCGAATGGCATCCAGTAATCTTGACGACCTCCTAAAATCCATACGCGACGAGGCAAAGAAAGAGTCTGCCCTCGTCGTTAGTGAAGGAGATCGTGAAGAACAACTTGTCAGTGAACAAATAGATGAGAGAATTTTAGGATTACTTGGTCTTGATGATGTATTTGATATTGATTATGCAACATACAAAACTCTTCTGAGAGAGAGGATGGCTGCTGGCAGAATGTCAGGCAGTAAAATTCCTACAGAAGAAACAGAAATACTCACAGAAGAATTTAAGAAGGTCAAGAGAAAGACTGGAAGATTCAAAGTAAAGAAGAAGAAAATAACCGCAGAAACTTTTAGCACCAGCAGAAGAAGAACCAGCAGAGAGTCCAATTGATAAAATTATAAAGTCTCTTGACAATATCATTGGACTGCTAGCAGAGAGAAACTCTCTGTTTAAGAGTCAAGCAGAAGCATTAAGAAAGCAGAAGGAGAAAGACAAGAGGGCAAAGACTGAAGGTAGATTGGAGGCTGGACAAGAGGCTAGAGATACTGAGAAGAAGGCAAAGAAAATTGCAATGCCTTTCCAAGATGTCTTCAAAAAAATAATTGATTTCTTTGTAGGAATTTTTATTGGAAGATTCTTATTCAAGTTTATTGAATGGTTCCAAGACAAAGAAAATGAAAAGAAGATAAATGCGATTGGTGCTTTTTTGAATGACCATTGGCCTAAGTTACTCCTTGCATATGGTTTATTTGGCACTAGTTTTGGTAGATTTGTTACTGGTATAACTGGAAAACTAATTAAGTTCTCTGCCAAGTTGCTCACTAAAGTCTTGCCTGGACTTTTGAGATTTATCAAAGCGAATCCAGCACTGGCGGCACTTGCTGGTGTTGCTGCTCTTGCTGGTCTTGCTATAGCACAGAACCAAAAAGGAACTGCTGTCGTCAAAGACCCAGAAGACCCTGACAAGTCTCAGATGGATGAGACCAGAGAGTTTGGTGGAATGTCTGGTGATCCTTTTGGTGGATTGTTTAATGGTGGTGGACAAGTTCCAACAAAATGGCCATACTTCAATGGTGGTGGAAAGGTTCCTGGAAGAGGACCCAATAGAGATACAGTTCCTGCGATGCTTTCTCCTGGTGAGTTTGTAATGAGTCGTGGTGCTGTTGACAAGTGGGGTTCTGGAATATTGGCAGCGATGAATTCTGCAGGCGGTGGAGACAACAGACCTAAGATATTCGGTGGCACCACATATGCTGCTGGTGGTGGTATGATTGGTGAGGGTAGACATAAAGAAAAAATGTCTCCCAAACTGACCAGAGAGATGGCACAGAGAGATAAAGCACCAGGTGAAGAATACACCCAGAAACTTCGCGAGAAACTGACAAAAATCTATGTAATGTCACCTCAGCAGAAGAACAGTGCAATGCCACAACCAATGGGTGAAGTTGGAAATCTTTCTGTTGGAAGTAGACCAAATATGCAATACACAAAAAACAACAGAGTAATAAACAAGAATCAGTTTGATATTATCGGCAGTCTTATTAATTCAGCAAAAACAGGTGGAGTTGGAGGAGTTGTTAATAATATTCTCAATAGAACTGATTCTATATTTGGTGGTATTATTGGTAGAGTAAGGGGAGCGATTAATAATCCAAAGTCTTTTGTTGAAAATACTCTAGGTGGAACTGTTAAGGATGGAAATGTTGGACAGATAGAGGAAAGATCATTTGCTGAACTAGAAAGAAACAAAGCCAGACTTGCAACATCTCAGCAACGATTGAATACTCTTAGTGGTATTAGTCCACCGTCTCAACCACCAGTGACAGTAATCTCTGCTCCACAAGGTCAATCTGCACCTTCTTATGCAAAAGGTGGTGGTCAAGTGGCGGATCAGTTGCCTACCTTTAGTGCTAGTAATAGCTCGCGAGACAGATCTAGAACTTCAAAGATACTGGGAATTTTCTAAGATATGGAACAAAATCTTTTACCAGCATCTAAAAAGATAAGCACAGAGTCTCTTCTTGGAAATAAGAAAGGGAAATCTTCTGGTGGAATAATGGTTCCAAAGATGAAACTTATCCAGATTAATTCTAGAACAGTTAAGATAGAAAAACTTCTGGGTAGAGAGAATAAGAGATTAAAGGCTGAGATTAAGAAGATAAGAGTTTCTTCCGAAAAAGAAACTAGATCAAAGAAAGAGACTAGATTAGAAACAAAAGACAAGAAGGATAAGGATAAGGAGAAGGGTGGAAAGAAAGGAATGAGTCTCCCAGGTGGAGGTCTCTTTGATGGAGTCAAGAAGTTTATCAATGGAATTCTTATT